GCCCCGGCAAAACTGCGCTTCAAGATCTTCACACGCATTCGCGTCTCCTCCTTTCGCCCTTCCAGTCTACCGCACTCCGCTGCACAAAAAACCTGCGGACTTTCTGCCAAAGCAAGAGCACCCCGGCAGCCATTTCCGGCCGCCGGGGTGCTCTTTCTTATCTCAGATCTGCGTAGGGGTCATTTACCGTGGTGGTCTGCGCCTTTTCGGCGTTCTTCAGCCAGGCAGCAAAGGTTTTCTGCTCGTACAGGGCGTTCCCGTCCCCATCGGTCAGGGCCAGCAGCATCTCCTCCAGCTTCTGCCGGTCGTACTCACTGCCGGCCAGATATTCCGGCTTGCACACTTCCGTGATTTTGCTCTTCAGACTTGTCACACTCTTTCCGGCCCGCAGCAGCCGGTCAAGCTCTTCCTGCACATCCTGCGTCCGGCCGCTGTCCACGGCCGCCACCAGGTCGTCGGTCACGCTGTCGTTGTCGCCCTTCAGCAACGCATCTGCTTTAACATTGATAGCACCTTCGCTTCCCTTTCCGTCTCGGTTATCTCCTGTCACCATGTCAATAACTTTACTTCTCCTTTCTGCATCCTCCTTCACATTCTTCCGGATTCCCATCACGTCATACACATCACTGATGATTTCCTGTGTCAGTCTCACGCGTGTTTCATCGTCTCCCGCATTTCGTGCTTTTGCCGCAGCCTCCACTTTTTTGTCGTATTTTACCAGCCGCGTTTTCAGCTGCTTGTAGGCCTCTTCCTCCTTGCCCATCTCCTGCAGCTTCTCCATGGCCGCCTGCGCCTCGCCCGCGTCGCCGCTGGCATAGGCATCATACAGCCGGTCATACTGGCCGGTGGCGCTGCTGGGCAGGCTGCTAAAGGTAAATTTCCCGCCGCTGGCCACGTTCTCCGCGTCCTGCACGTAGCCCTTGAAGGCTTCCAGGATCTTCCGCCCGTTGCCAAAGGGCACACCGGCAATTTCCAGCCCGTCCTCCATCAGGGTCCAGGCGTATTTCAGCACCTTTCCGTGGTGCGCGGCCAGCTTTTCCTCGTCCATGTCCGAGGTGTCCTTTCTCCATTCTTTGTAAAATTTGGCTGCATCCCCGGCCAGATCGTTCACGGCGCTGATGTTCGTAGCGCTCACCACATCATAATCCTTGCCGTTCAGGGCGTTGTCCACCAGGCTGTACACCTCGCTGCCAAACAAAAAGTTTCCGGCCGCGCTCTCGGTAAACAGTCCGGTAAACCGGTTCAGCAGGCTCTTCAACGTCACGTCCCCGTTTTCGTCCTGTTCCCGGTCCCACCGGTGCAGCAAAAAGTCCGCGCCGATCTTCATCAGGGCAAACACCGCCGTCTGCGCCACCTGGCTGCCGGCAGCTCGCTGCAGCTGCTTGCCGGCCCGCTGCAGCTCTGCCTGGGTCTCTTCGGTCTGGCCCTGCTCATACCGCGCCTTCTGGGCGTTGTAATCCATCACGGCGTCGGCCAGGATGCCGTAGTTCTGGAACCGCTGGGTGGTAAACATGGTAAAGGTCTTTACAAACTCGTCCGGGTTGCGCTGGATGCCCGCCCGCTGCATCACGGTATAGTTGGGCTGGGTCTGCTCGATCACCTTCTGGTACATCCGGTTCACGGCCTGCCAGTAGTCCTCACTGCCCTCTTTGGCAGCTCCCTCGGCAAATTCCCCGGGGTGGGTCTTCACGTAGGCCTTGCTGCCCTCCCACAGCGCTGCCACCGTCACCTCGTCCACGCCGTTGATCCACCCGGTCAGGGCTTTCGGCAGCTTGTCCATGGCCTTTTCTGCCGGTGTGAGGCCTTTGCCAATGCTGGCCAGTTCGCCCCGCTGGCTGCCGCGCTTGCGCCACTCCAGCAGCACGTTCCCGTGTTCCGAGATCTCCGTTTCCAGCGCCGCCCGCTGCTTGGTAGAAAAGTTTTTCACAAACGGCACCACCGACGCCATGGTGTCGCTGCCCAGCACGGCCGCCGCCGTGGGCAGACTGGCTGCCTGCGCAATGGCCACGCCCGGGTTCAAAGTCAGGATCGCTCCTGCGTAGTTGCCCCGCAGCCGAGCCGCCATCCGGCTCACGCCGTTGTCCCGGTGCCGCTGGGTGGTCTGCAGGTCGGTCAGCAGGTCGTTGACGTACTCCACCGCGCTGCGGCCCCACTGCTCCTTGATGATGCCGTTTTTCAGGTTGTACACGCCATCTTTTGTTTCCACGTTGCTGTTCAGCACCTTCTGCACGTCCCGGATGGGCAGTGCCAGGCCCGCATAAGCCGCCGTGTCCCGGATGCTGCGCTGCACCACATTGCTGCACTCTTCCAGCAAAATGGGCTGCACGGCTTTCTTGACACGGTTCTTCAAAAAGCCCCGGCCCTCAATGGTGGCGTCAAGGTTCAGCCCCTCGATCTGGGTCGCCAGGGCGCTCTTGTCCACCGCAATGGGGTAGTAGTTTTTCACCCCCGCCCGGTTATAGCCCAGCAGCTGCATGCTGGTCTCGTTGATCAGGTTTGTGGTGTACTGGTTGAACAGTTCCTGCATGTCCGCGATCCACGCCCGGTCGTAGTCGGTCAGGGCGTTTTCCACCGTCTGCAGCACCGTGTCCACCATCGGGGTGCCGTCGGCATTCTGCAAGCCGCCCAGGTGCACGGTCTGGCCCTCCTGGTAGGCCCGTTCAATGTTTCCTTTTGTGTACTGTTTCATGTTCGGCACCGTCAGGCCGCCGTTCAGCAGGTGCTGGCGGCTGTCCGCATTCTGCAGATGCATGTACAGGCTGCACAGCATGGCGTGGTTCAGCGGCACGCTGTTGCCCTTGGTGTCGGTCAGGCCGATGTCCACCGTCTCGGCCCCCGGCCCGGCAAAGGCGTCCATCTCTTTCAGGTGGGTCTTGCCCGTCACGTCCGCAAAGAGTTTCTCGCCCTTGATGGTGATCTCGCTCTGCCGGCGCTGGCCGTCGTTCAGCATCCTTGCCAGCTTCTCCATCTGGCCGTTCTTTGCGTAGCCGCCCAGCATGCGGAACACCCGCTCACCGCCCAGCATGTCCAGCTGGTACTTGGTCAGCGTGTTCCGCAGCCCGTCAAACCGCCCGCCGGGGCGGTTGCCCTTGCTGGTTTTCACCTCGTAGGCAGCAGCGTCCGCAATGGCGCTCACTTCCTCAGCCTTTGCAAGGCTCAACGTCTTGTTTTCGGTGCGGATCACATGCAGCGTGCTGCTGGTAATGGCTTTCAGTAGCCGCAGCTGGTCCACTGTCATGGGCAGGCTGACACGGTTCTCCGTGTCCCGGATGCGCGCTTTCAGCCGGTCCTGCAATGCCCTTGCCTTCTCACTGTCCGGCAGAGCTTCCGCCTGGGCCAGCTGCTCGTGCAGCTTGTCCAGCCGGGCGTTCTTCGCAGCTGTCAGGTCCTCCCGCAGCGTCTGGATCAGTTCCGGCACCTTGCTCTGCTTCCAGTCCTCGGTCATGGCGTTGGGGGCTCCCTCGCTGCCCATGCTGGCCGTAATGCTGTCCTGCAGCCTCGTCAGCTGGTTCACAGCCTTGCTGTTCAGGGTCACCAGGTTCGCCAGCTTGGCCACCTCGGCCGCCTCCACGATCAGCCCCTTCTGCACATACTTGCCCTTCTGGGGCCGCAGCACCATCTGGTTCAGCTGGGCCGCGTTCGCCCGGATGCTCCGTTTCAGCTCGTCCGCCTTCCGGGCGTCCCGGGCCCGCTGCACCCGGTTCTCGGCTACTTTCTTCGCAATAGCAATGTCCTCGTCCCGCTGCTGGCGGGCCACTTCCAGCGCAATGGCGTTCCGCTGGGCCTGTTTCTGCTGCCAGGCTTCCCGCCGGCGCTCGTTTTCGGCCTCCCACTCCATGATCTCGTTGTCCTGGATCATCAGCGAGCGCTCCGCCCGGTCGGCCCGGCGCTGTTCCTGCTTCACCTGGTCGGCCAGGTAGTCGTTTTCTTCCCGCAGCTCGCCCATGCGTTCCTTGTACCACAGCTTTGCCGCGTCCATGTCTTCCTGCCGCTGGGCTTTCAGCCGCTGCTCCTGCTGCTTCAGCTTCCGGCGGAACTCCTCCCGCTGGTAGGTGATGTACTCGTTCACGTCGCCCAGGTTGGTAAAGGTCTTTCCGTCGATCTTCACAGCGCTCCGGGTCTCGGTGTGCTGGTTGGCGGCCAGTCGGCGGGCAAACTCCTGCCGCTGCACTTTCTGGACACCCTGCATGCCCTTCTCCACCTCGGCGGCCCTTGCCTCGTCTCCGGCCGCCGCCTTGGCCATCTGTAGCGCCTGCTTCTGCATGCCCTCAAAAATAGCCTGGGCGTCGGTCATCTCGGGCACGTTCATAATGTCCTCGATCATCCGCCCGGCCAGCTCCACCCGGGCGTCCTCGTACTCGGCCTCGTCCGCAAAGCGGCTGCGCATCTCCGGCTTGATGCTGTCATGCAGATTCATCAGCACGTCCAGCCACTCGGTGCTCTCCATGCTCATGACACCCTCCACACCGGCCTGCTGGGCCGCCGCTTTCCACAGCGCCCGGGCACCGTCCTGGATGCCGCCCACGGCCCGCGTGTCGTTCACAATGCTCTCGTACTGCTCCGCCGGGTTGCCGTCCCGCACGCCGTCGGCCTGCCGCAGGGCCACACCGTGGCTGCGGGCCTCGGCCACCGCCGCGCTCCAGTTGCCGTACCGCTTCACCAGCTCCGCCTTGGCCTTGCCGGTCTTGTTCACGGTGTACTCCAGCCGGTGCAGCTCCGGGTATTCGTCCCACAGCTCACTGTTGCGGTAGGTCGCCCCGTCCAGCACCTCGCCCGCCAGCGTCTCGGCCAGTGCCTGGGCCTTTGTCATGTCCGCGCCGTCTGCTTTCAGGTAGTCCACCAGCACCCGGGTCTCGTTGGCCAGCTTTGCCCGGTCGGCCCGGCTGGCGTTGGCTTTCGTCCACCGCGCCGCCAGCCCGTCCAGGCTGTCCTGGCTCACCTTCACGCCCCGCGTCACCCCAAAGAACTGGCTCAGGGTGTCCATGGCCGCCGCCGTGTTCGCAATATCCCGGCTCGCCTGCCGCTGGTCGTTCTTCTTTGCCTCCCGGCTGGCCTGCTCCGCCAGCTGGAAACGGAACTTTGCAAGGCTGCTTTCCTGCGCCAGCTCTCCGGTCTTGTAATACTCCCGGATCTCCCGCACCACCTTGTCCGCATCCACACGCCCGCTGTATTCCTTGCTGACGGCAACCCTGCCGTCTGCTGTGGAGATGTCCAGCGTGAACTGCCTGCGCTCGCCGCCCAGCTGCTCGGCCATTTTCCGGATCTGTTCCAGCTGCTGCGCCGTGGGGGCCGTGTCCGCCGAAATGTCCACGCCCGGTGCCTCGGCCATCACACGCACATTGCCGTCCAGCAAAAACTCATTCAGAGCTTCCGTGCCGTTCTTCACTTCCGCCGGGCCGAATACCTCCAGAATTTCCCGGTGGTCGGTGTCCCGGCTGCGGTCATTCTGGGCAAAGTCCAGCATCTGGCCGTCCGGCAGAATGTACCCTGCCCGCCGGAACTCTTCCGTCACGCCGAACTGTTCCTTTGCCAGCACCCGCCGGTACTCTGCGTTGCCGCCGTACTCTTTGGCCTTGGCATCGTAGGCACGCTGTGCGTCCTTGGCCTGGGCGTCCTTCCGCTGCTGCAGACGCTCATTGGCTGCTTTCATCTGCTCCGTCAGGGCACTGTCCCGCTCTTCCAGCGCGGCCAGTCGGCTGTTGTACTCCTTGCGCTTTGCAAGGTAGTCCTGGTATTCTGCGCTGTCCCGGTAGGCCTTGCCCTCTGCAGAAAAAACGCCCAGCGCCTTTTTCTTTGCCTCGATCCGCTGCACTTCGGCACTGTTCAGCCATGCGCTGCGTTCTTCCTTCAGGGCACTGCGCTGCTTGGTCAGCTGCTGCTGTTCGGTGCGCAGCTTTGCCAGCTCATCCTGCTCCGCCAGCTGATAGCGCACATTTTTCTGCACAGCTGCATTGTTTTCCTTGCTTTTGGCAGAGGTTTGTGCTATAGTAGTGTCAGAAGATACTTCCTGAGCATCCGCAAGGGTGCTCCGCACAGCTTTCGGGAGCTGTGTGGGAGTATCTTCTTTTTTTGTCATATTTCCCTCAGTGTCAAACGTCACATAGCTTCCATCTGTCCAGCATACCTCATGAACATAGAAATTCTTCATGCCATTCTGCCGGGTGTATTCTCTTACAATCACGCCTTCATACAGCTTTGTTCCGTCAATTTCGACGGGCGCTGCAAAGACATAAGTATCATACCCTCGTCCCTGCCAGTTTTGCTCATACCCGATTTGCTTTCCTTTTTGAATTACTTCGGGGACTGCAGCAACCGCAACCTGTTTTGCTTTGCTGTTCCCATGCTGCACCGTTGCACGTGCACCGCTCTTTGTCAACTCCACCGTTCCGAAGTTTTCACGAATCACTTTGTTTCCTATAGAATCAAAGAATTCTTCAACATTGGAAATGTTTTCGTTTCGCGTTTTTCCGAAAGACACCTCTGTTCCTTCGATTGTCGCCACCGGTTTCATTTCTTCCAATTCGTCCAGATGGCCGTTCATCTGCTCCACCAGAGAATCTTTTCCCTCGTGCAGCTGGAACCGCACCCCCTGCGCCGCACCCTCACTCTTGAGGGCTGCGGCGTTTTCTTTTGCCGCCCGCAGGTTGTCCATGGCCTTTTCCGCATGGGCAAAATAGGCGTCCTGCAGGGCCCGTTTTTCCGCCTCGGCCAAACGCTGGGCTTTCAGGGCCGCCCGGTTCTCCGGGTCAAGGGTCAGCGCTTCCTTTGCCCGGCTGATGATGCCGTTCAGCATCTCCTTCACGGCGGTCATCACCTTGTGGATGGTGCCTGCCTTGCCGGCGTTCTTCTCCGCCTGCGCCCGCTGGAATTCGGCCCACCGGGTCACGCTCTCGGCACTGTCAAAAATGCCGCGCCAGCTGTCCGCCACCAGTTCCTCAGCAGCCTGCTCATAGGTCAGGCCCTGGGCGGCATAGTCCTTCACCTTGTCCCGGATCAGCTCGTCCACGTTCTCAAAGCCCTCGCTCTTCGCCAGGTACTCCAGCGCCGTGTTCTGCACCGCCTTGGCACCCTCGGCATCCAGAGCGTTGTACCAGTGGTAGTCCTCGTGCAGCACCGTGCCAAACACGTCTCCGTTCCGGTCGCCAAAAAAGATGCGGCCCGTCTCGGTGTCCACATAGGCTTTCACCCGCTCGCTGGGGCTTCCGTCCGGGCCCAGCAGCACGCTCTTCAAAATGGCGTCCGTGCCGGTTCCCGCCGCGTTCAGCCGGATCACCTGGGCTGCCACATCGTCCGCCGCGCGGTCGCTGCCCTTCCAGATCACCCGGCCCTCGCCTTTCGTGCTCTGGTCGGTCAGGGCACCGCCCAGGGCCCCGCGCTCCACCGTGCCGGCTTCCACTTCGCCCTGCCCCTGCAAAAAGGCCGCCCGCAGTGCCTGCTCTCCGCCGGGCTGCTGCAGTACATAGTTCGTGTTCAGGGCAAGGTTGTTCATGCTGCCCGCCAGCTCCAGCGCCTTGTCAAAGGTTTTCACCCCGTCCATCTGGCCCATGCGGTACATGCTGCTGGCCGCCGCCGTGTAGTGTTCCAGGTCAGCAACGCTGTCCGGCACCATCCGGCTGATGGTCTCCGCCGCGCCCTTGCTCACCTTCCAGTCCGTCAGGGTCCGCTGCACGGCCCGCTGCTTCTCAGTCAGGGTCTGCTGGCGCAGCCCCACCGTCCGCCGCAGGCCGTCCGGTGCTTCCCGGCTCTGCTGTGTCGTCTCCTGTGCTTCCTGCTGCGCAGCGGCCCGGCTTTCCGCCTGCGCCTGCTGGTACAGCTGTTCCGGGTCAAACAGCATAGTCCTGGGGTTTTCCGGGTCTACCGTCCGCACCGCTTCCGTGCCGTCCGCAAAGCGCACCGTCATGGTGTCGTTGCTCATGCTCACGCTGTAGCCCTGCCCGCTTTCCACGGTTTCCCCGGCCTTTTCCACAGTGCTCTGGCGCTGATCGGCGGCAGGGTTCTTCACTTGCGCTGCCTTGTTCCCGACATTTGTGCCAGGAGCCTCCGCCTCCTGCTGCATGGCCTGCTCGGCAGTCTGCTGCTGGGCAAGCGTGCGCAGGGCTTTCCGGGTCTCGCTGGCCGTGGCAGGCAGCTCCATGCCGTACTCCTCCGCAAAGGCCGCGCGGTTCGCCGCATTGGCTGCATTCGGGGTAAACAGGTTGATGGTCTTGCCCGTCAGGTTGTCCGCCTGCAGGGCGGCCGCCAGCTGCTGCACCGCCGGGTTCTCGCTGCGCACCGCCGGGGCCGCATCCTTCTGGGCAGTTGTTTCCGCAGCATCTGCATTGTCCGTCTGCTGCACGGCGGCGGCCTGGTCTGCCTGCTGCCGTGCAGCTTCTCCCGGCTCCATGGCCCGCGCTTCCAGCGCCCGCTGCGCCGCTGCGGCATCCGCCGCCCGGCTCTCGGTGTCCGCCTGCACCGGGGCAGCCGTTTCGGTTCCGGCCCGGGCGTCCAGCGTCCGGCTCATGGCACCCAGCCCCGTGCCCACGGCACCGCCCAGCGCACCGGAGGCACCACCCGTCAGGCCGCTCTGCAGCGCCTGCAAAAAGGTGTCGCTCTGCAGCAGCTCGTCGGCGGCCTGCTGGTCGCCGCCCAGCGTGGCATCAATGATCTTGTCCGCATAGGTCTCCACAAAGGCCTGTACCGCATTGTCCACGCCGCCGGAGATCGTGTTGGCGGCCAACTGGCTGTTGCCCAGCCCGCTCACCAGCTTCGAGCTGCGCACAAGATCGGCCAGCTTTCCGGCCACCGTGTCCCGGGCATAGTCCACGCCCATGCTGCGGGCCATGTCCGCCACGCCTACGCTGTTGATGGCCCAGCCTGCGCCAAACTTTGCAAGGCCCACGCCCACAGCCTGGCCGGCGCTGGTGCCCTTCTCCACGTCCTGGCCCATGCTCTCGGCCGCGCCCTGGGCGCTCAGCACCGGCAGCACCAGGTAGGGGCTCACGCCCGCAACAGCCAGGTTTTCCGCTGCGCTGGTGGCAACGCCCATGGCTGTTTTGGCCGCCGGGCTCATGCCCGCCTGGGCCGCTTCCGTGCGCTGCTGGCCGTAGTGGTACAACTGGTAGCCAAGGCTCGTGTCTTTATCCAGCGCCGTTTTCTGCACCGTCCCGGCAATGCGGCTGCGCATTTCGTCGATCTCGCTCTGGCTGTAGCCCATGTCGCGCAGATCCTCGTCGGTGTACTGGGGGTTATAGTCCATGTCCACCGCCGTGATCCGGTCTTTCAGTTCCTTGCCACGGGCATCGCCTTCCAGTTCCTTGTCCAGCGCCGCCTCGTTTTTCTGGGTAGCCCGGATGTCCTTCGCGCCCTGGGTGGTCATCTCGCCCGCCATGGGCACCGCCGACGCCACCGTGGCCGCAATGCCCTTCGTGGTGTCCGCCGTGCGGCGCATCGCCCGGTCGGTCACCGGCAGGGCATCATACTCCCGGATGTATGCCCGGGCCTCGTTGATCTCCTGGGCCGTGTACCCCATCTTCAAAAGGTCTCCGGGGCTGTACCGTTGCTTTGTACCGGTCACCTGCACGGCCTGCTCCGGGGCAACGCCCTTGTCCTCCTGAGTGGTGTACTCCTTCTGCCGCAGCAGGTCCACCACCTCCCGGTGCCGGGAGCTTTCGTCCATCCACTGGTTCAGCTCGTCAAAGCGGTCGGTCTGCCGGTCCTTGGCAAGGGCGTTTCCCACCTTCTGCGCCGCCTTGGCGTAGCTGCCGTAGGTGCCCTGCGCAATGGCCCGCTGTTTCGGGGCGTTGTCGCTGCCAACATAGTTCCAGTCCGGTTCGTAGTCCTCCTGCCGGTCCGTGGCCACCGGGCTGCCCGTGTTGCTGGCCATATCCGCCAGCACCTGCTTGCCCAGCGTGTCCGCGCTCACCGTGCCAAGCACCTGCCGCGTGCCGCCGGTCCAGGCCGGGGTACTGGCCGTCGTCTGCAGGCGGCTGGTGCTGGCGGGGGCAGCCGTCATCTGGCTACGGATCTGCGCCACCTGGGCCACGCTCAGGCCCGTGCCGGTGTTTTTCGTGTTCGTAGCAGCCGCCGGGGTGGTCTTTGCAGTCCGGGTCGTCGTCTTCTTCTGGGCTGCGGTTTTTGCGGCGTCATTCGCTTTAATCTGCTCCCGCATCTGGCGCACCTGTTCTACACTCAGGCTCATGTTGCTCCTCCTTTACCATCCCATAGTCTGCGACACCTGACTGATGGTGCTGTCGCTGTAATTTTTCCGGATCAGATACTCGGTGATCTGGGCCATGTCATAGCCATTGTTTGCCATCTGCTGTGCTTCTCGCAGCGCCGTATTGTAATTGCCGCCTTTCGGGCTGGCCATGCTCACCGACGCCCCCGCCACGCCGTCCACCGTGCCGCTGGTGCTCCACGGCGTTTTGGTGGTCGCTGCCGGCAGCTTGCTGGTCGTGGTTCCCGCCTTTCCCGCTCCGGTTCCTCCCGCCGCGCTCTGGGTGCTGGCCTTGGTGCCGGTGTCTGCCTTGATCCATCCCGCATTGGTCAGGGTCCGCTTGTAAAAGTCGTACAGGGGCTCGGTGCCCTTCATGCTGGAAAATTTGTTTGCCATCTGCTGCAGCTGGCTGGTCGTGTAGCCGCCGCTCTTGCTTCCCGAGCTGCTCCCACCGCTTCTCGTGCTTCCGGTGCCCGTGGTCTTGTACCGCTGCTGCAGTCCCAGCAGCGCCTGCTGGTATGCAAGGTTCGAGCTGTTCAGCCGCCCGGCAATGGTGCCGTAGCTGTCCGTGCTGTCCCCGCTCAGTCCTGCCATCTGCAGGTAATTCTTTGCTGCCGTGTCGTTGCCGCTGCCCGCCAGGCTTGCGCCCTGCAGCAGGGCCGCCATCTTGTCCTTCTGGGTATCGCTCATGCCCTCCCAGGCGTCCAGCATCGTGCTGTCCAGTCCGTACTTGGTCAGGGTCTGGGCTGCCAGGTCATCAAAGCCCGCCTGCTTAAAGGCCTGCGCCTGTTCCATGGCGCTGATCTGGTCGCTCAGCTGGGTGCGCTGCAGGCTGTCCGCATACTGCTGCTTCTGTAGTTCAAACTCCTTGTCCCACTGGTAATAGCCCTGGTAGGCATCGTACCCGGTCTTTACCGCATTGCCCACTCCCTTCACAACGTTCCACACATTGTTCCAGAAATCGCTGTTCTCCTGCCGTGCCGTGTCCACCCGGCCGCTCAGGTAGTCCCGCCAGTTCTGGGCATTGCTCACGCTGCCGTCATACTCGCTGCGTTCCAGGCTCTGCTGGCCCAGCAGGTCATCCAGCACACTGCCCGTGTCACTCAGCTTCTGCTTCCAGTTCTGCAAGGCGTCTGCCCGCAGGCTGCTCAGGCTGTTGTCCACGCCTGCGATCTGCTCCCCTGCCGCCTGGTTCGCCGCGGTCTTGGCCCAGTCCGCACCGTACCCGCCCGCCAGGGTATTGGCCGTGCCGGCAGCGGCTGCCGCGCCGTTCTGGGCGTTGGCCACGCTGTTGGCCCGGTACTGCTGGTAGGCAGCGTTCAGGGCGTCCGTGTCCACGCCGGTGCTGCCGGTCAGGCTGGCATCCGCCAGCTGCACCAGCTTCTGGTTGATGCTGTCCGTGTAGTTGTTCTGGTAGGCCCTCGGCATAGCCTGTTCGGCCTGGGCCAGCTTCTTCTTTGCCGTGTTCAGTCTCGCAATGGTTCCCATGGTGTCCCCTCCTTACACAAAAAAGAATGGTAAGATCTGCGCCGCCAGCTGCACCGCGCTCAGAATGCCGTTCAGCCACCGGCTGGTGCGCTGGCTGCTCTCGCTGCTGGCCTTGTCGTACTCGTTCTGGCGGTACTGCAGCCCGTCCATCCAGTTGGCCATGTCCTTCTGGTAGTTCTGGTAGTCCTGCTGTTCGGCGTTCTGCAGTCCGCTCAGCTGGCTCTCCAGCCCGGTGCGCTTGGCCGTGTACTCGCTGCGGCTCTGGTCCTGCAGGCTGTTCAGCACGTTGTCCAGGTTGTTCATGGTGGCCGTGTAGGCGTTCTGGCCCGCCTGGGTGCCGTAGCTGCTGCCATAACCGCCGGTCTGGGCGGCGGCATTGGCCTGTGCATTCTGGTTCGCCAGCTTGGCCGAGCGGGTGTACTGGCTCTTGTACTGCTGGTAGGCCGTGTCGGCGTCCGGGTCGTAGTCAAACTCTTTCATGCCGTCCAGCTGGCCCATCACGTCCTTGATCTTCGGCTGGTACTGGCTCACATAGTCCGCCGGGCGGGTCTTTTCGTAGTTCTCCAGTTCCGTCCGGGCATTGCTCAGTCTGCTCATTCCGTCTCCCCCTTACTGCTCAAAAAATTCTCGCTCATGTTCTCGCTGTCCAGGTTGGTCAGCACGTAGCCCAGCTGTTCCTGCAGCTGGTACAGGTAGTTGCGCAGCGCCCGGGCGTCCTCCGGGTCCATGCTGCTGCCAAAGCTGGGCAGGCTGATGCCGTTCAGCCCCGCTAAACTCGCCATGTTCATCCCTCACTTTCTCGGCCCGGCCCCGGTCACCCGGCCGCCGGTGGTGCCTGCCAGCGTAAAGGCCATGCTCCGCAAAGCGATCTGCCCCGTGCCGCTCAGCTTCAGCCGCATGGTGTCGTGCCGGCGCGGCTCAAAGGGCAGGTTCAGCCGGGCATGGTCTCCCGTGGCGGCCGCCGTGCGCAGGGTCTCCCAGGGTCCGCCGTCGTAGCTCGCCGCCAGCGTCACCACACTGTGGGTCTGGGCGTCCAGCCGCAGGGTGATCCGGCTGATGTATTTGTCATCCGTCTCGGTCAGTCCAATGTCTCCGCTCACCGCTTCAAACTGCAGCTCCGCCTCGGCTTCCCCTTCTGTTTCCCGGTCGGGGTCTGCCGCCCACAGGGCCCGGCCGTCCCACAGGTACAGCTGCCGGCCGGTGCTGGCCATCTCGTAACCCACGGCGCTCTCCTCGTGCCACAGGCCCCGCTCCGTGTCGTACACCAGCAGCCGCCCGGCGCTGTCCCCCTGGCGGCGCAGGTACAGGTAATACCGCGCGTCCAGGCTTCCGGCCGCGCACCACGCGGCCCCCGTCAGCTTCCCGGTGTCCAGCGCGCCGGACACCTTGCTGGGCAGGCTGCCGTCCCATGCCATCACCCCGCCGGGCGAAAGGTAATACAGCGTCTCGTTCAGCACGCACAGGCTGTGGGCGGCGTTGGCTGCCACGCCCCGGCACCGCACGCCGGAAAGCTGGTAGTCGCTGGGTTTGGAGCCGTACAGCTTGTGGATGCAGTTCTCTTTGAAGAACAGCACATACCCCATGCAGCTGGCCGCGCCGGTAAAAGTGCCGTCGCTGCCCACGCTCACGGCGTAGCTGTCCGCTGCAATGCCCCGGTAGCTGTACCAGTTGGTGGGGTCGCCCAGGCGGCAGGCGTAAATGGTGTTTTCCTTCTTGCTGCAGCCCCACACCCGGTTGCCCTGCTCCGTCACAAAGTCCAGATCCGGCACCCGCCGCTCCAGCGTGATGCTCACGGCCAGGCCCTCGTTCTCGGTGCGCGCCCCGTCCAGGCTGCGCCAGCTGGTGCCCGTGGCCGTCACCGTCCAGCTGCCATAGTACCGGCTGCTGTCCTGGGCCGGGGTCAGGCTGGCCACAAGGTCGTCCCCCTCCAGCGCCTGCACCACGATCTCCCCGTTCAGGTCTGCCGCCAGCGCGTCGCACACCGCCTGCGGCATGCCGGTCAGGGTCACTGTGTCGCCCTCCTTCAGCAGGCTCCCGATTCCCGGGCAGGTCATGCGCACCGTGTTCACCAGCACCTGCACCCACTTGCCGCTCTTGGCGCTCCACTTTTCCAGCACGCTCTCATAGTCGTACAGGTTCTTCGGGTCGCCCTTCAAAAACAGCTGCCCGTCCTCCGGGCTCTCCGGCTCCGTGTCGCCTGCACCGGCCACCTCGTACATCTTGCCCTCCGTGTCGCAGGGGCACACGGTCATTTTGCGGTCGCCCAGCTCCCACTTTGCCCCCAGCGTTTCCAGCTGGCCGGTCTCGGTGTCAAAGGCCAGCTTGTCCGGCCAGATCAGCACCTTGCTGCCCATGCCGGCCAGCGCCTTGCGGTCGTCCGTCAGCACATTCTCCAGCGTCACCGCCGCCGTGCGGCCCGCCTGCCCGTCCGGTGCGTATTCCAGCCCCGTGCCCCGGCAGATCAGCAGCCCGTTCAGGTGGTACATGCCGTTCACCTTCTCCACGTCCCGCACCTTTTTGCGCAGCGCCCGGGTCTGCAGCGCCGGAAATCCCCTGCCGGAAAAATTCAGCGCCGCCGAGAGCTCCGCCTCGCTGCAGCTGTAGGTCTCGTTGATGTCCCCAAAGACCCGCAACAGCTGCCGGCTACCGGTCAGCTGGTTCAGGTTCGTCCCGTCGATCATCTCTCAATACCTCCACTGCACCCCGCCCGCCGGGGGGTATTTCTGCCGCATCCAGGCTGCAAACTCCTGGCAGTAGTCACTGTACATCTGCAGCTCGTTCACCGCCCGGGCCGTCTCGCCCAGGGCCAGGTCCATCTGGGCGCACAGCCAGTGCTGGTACAGTGCGCTGAAGGCATCCGGTGCCAGCAGCTGGGTGTCATACTCCAGCCCGTCCCCGGCCATGTCGGCGCCCACAGCGTCAAAATCGCCGCAGGCCGAGCGGTTCACCACCGTCTGCCGCAGCCGCACGTCGCACTGGCGCATCCACATCTGCTTCATCTCGTCCCCAAAGTCGTTGTTCGGCCGCATCTGGTCGCAAAGTTCTATCGCCTTTCCGGCTGTCATCGTTCCGCCTCCTTAGCAAAAACACCCGGCACAGCAAGTGCCTGCCGTACCGGGTGTATTCTTCTTTGATTCGTGGCTCCCCTTTCGGGGGAGCTCCGGCATCCGCGCCGCCCTTGGCGGACGGGGCCGGTGAGAGGGTTACAGCTTCTGCAGTGCCGGCACGTTCTGCGCCGCCGCCTGGGCCGCCTCGATCTTCGCGTTGGCCGCGTTGTCCATCTCCTCGCTGTGGCGCAGCACCTCGGCCACCGCCGCAGGCACCTCCACGTCCACACCGCGCTGGATCAGGTACGCCTCGCCGTTCACGCTCACAAAACGGGCGCTGGAGTAGCGGCCGTTGTCCTTGAACAGGTGGATCACCTCGGTGGCGGGCTTCTCCGCCTGCACGTCCTTGGTGTCCTGGGTGGCTGCTTCTGCAGCCTGCTGGGCGGTTTCTTTCTTCACTGCCATTTTGTGTTCATCCTCCGTTCCTCAGTTTGCCTTCGCCTTGGCGCTGTAGCGTGCGCTGCAGCTCTCAATGCGCACCATGTACTGCTCGCTCAGACGCTCGGCGGTCTTCACGGCCTTCCAGCCCACAGAGGCACGCTGGTTCAGCGGGTCATCACCATAGCCCAGCTGCTTCACGATGTGCTGCAGGCCGCCGCCCTCCAGCTCGGTGGTGGCGTAGGCGTGGGCACCCAGCACCAGGGTGCCGAATACGGCAAGGCCGGTGGGGCAGCCGGTGCCCTTCCAGATCTTTGCCTCGCTGGTCTCCACAAAGCGCACGTTGCCGATCTTGCCGATCTCGCCCTCAAAGATCTCCTCGGGGCTGGCGTACTTGTGGGCCTCCACCCAGGCCGGGTCCTTCTTCAGGTCGTAGGCCGTGTACGGGTGGATGATGCACACATAGCTGCCGCCGGCAGAGCCGATGGGGTCTGCGTTCTGCACCTTCAGCTGGGCCACCGCCTGGTCGATCAGGTCCACCGTCAGCTGGGCCGTGGCGTCCAGGCCCGCACGGCTGGTCACGGGGGTCTCAACGCCGTCGCTCACCTTGGGGGCGTAGATTACGTTGGTGCCGCCGGCCAGAATGTCGCGCACGATGGTGTCCATGGTGCGGCCGCTCTGGCTTGCCAGCACGCTGGTGGCCTGCACCACGTTGTTGTCAATGGTGGTCATCTGCACCATGTCGGTCAGGGGCACCCAGCCGCCGTACTGGTGCACCTCAGCGGTCACCGTGGTCACGGTCAGGGCCTGGCCTTCCGGGGTCACGCCCTCGGTCAGGGGCGTGGTGGCCTTGGGCAGCGCGTCATACTTGCGGAACTCGATGATCTTGCCGTTGTTGGCCGGGATCGGGTAGCTGTCGCCGAACTGGTCATGCACCAGCGCCGGCAGCGCCTGGTCGATGAGGCGGCGCTCGTAAAAGGTCTTCATCTCGGCGCTCATGCCGGAGCTGCCGGTGGTGTTCTGCAGCTGCTCGTGCGCATCCGCAAACAGCTGCAGGTTCAACTTCTTCCATTTCATGGTTTGGTCCTCCTTCAAAGGTTTATGTTCTCACACCCTCGTGTGGGAAGTCTTACAGTGTGATCTTCTCGCCCCGGCGTGCCCTGCGTTCCAGGTCCTCCAGCTGGCGGCGGCTCATGCTGGCCACGTCCACATGGGTGGTCACCGCGCCGCCGGGCCGGGTGCCGTTCTCGCCGGGTCTGCTGGCCCTCTGCTGGATGCGCGCCGCCACGCCCTGCTCCACCTTCTGGGCGGTCTGGGCCGTGGCCTGCTGCATGATGTGGTCAAAGTAGGCGGCCCGGTAAGCGTCCGGCAGGCTCACGCCCCGGCGCATCAGGTCGGCCACCTGCTCGTTGGCCAGCACCTCCTGCAGCTCAAAATCCGGGTACTGGGTCTTCAGCTGGGCGGCCTGGGCCTCCCACTGTGCCTGGATCTGGCTCACCCGCTGCTGGCGGGTCGCTTCCTGCTGCATGGCCTGCAGCTGCGCGTTGCGGGTGTTGCTGCGCTTCAGGTCGCTCTCCATCTTGTCCAGCTCCCGGGCCGTTTTCACGCTCACACCCCGCTGCTGGGCCAGGTCCTCGTAATATTTCTCGTCCTTCACGCGGCCGTTCTCCACCGCCTCGATCAGGCCGTCCATGTCATCGGTGTCCACGCCGTAGGCATTGGCCAGTGCCTGGGTCAGCCGCGCCACCTGCGGATTCTGCCGGATGTTCTCCGTGGCCTTATCAATGGCCCGCTGCATCATCTCCTGGAACACGTCGCTGTATTCGCCCTGCACCATCTCGCCAAAGGCTCTCCGGCGCTCCTCCGGGGTCTTTTCGGCCTTGGGCTCCTTGGCAGGTTCCTGGTGCTTCTCCGCTTCCGCCGGGTCACTCTCACTGCCAGAGGCCCCCTCCTTGAGGGGGCTGCCGCCCGCAGGCGGCTGGGGGAGTTTCTCCCCGCCTGCCGCCTTCCCCTTCAGCGCCCCGCTGCGCCGTGCCAGCCGCTCCTGTGCCGGCCGCAGGGCAGGCTCCTGCACCGCCGGGGCGGCCGCTTCCGCCGCACCGCCCTCTGCAGCCCCTGCGCCGCCGTCTCCGCCTTCTGCGAAATACTGCAGGTTCATCTTGCCGCTCACCATGTCCGCCAGCTTGTCAGGTTCCAGTTCCTTGGTATCGGCATACACATAGTGCACCTCCAGTTCCACGTTCTCCGGGTAGCTCTCGGCCAGGGCGTCAATGCCGTCCTGCACCAGCTCCACCCAGGCGTCCGCCATGTCCTGCGTCTGGTCGGTGGGGGTCATTTCCACCTTCATCCAGCCGTCGCCATGGGCCACAACGCCCACGGCCAGCAGGCCCGCCCGGGCTGCTTCCGTCACCTCGTTGGCCAGCGTCTGCAGCAGCACGCTCACCGCAGCACACACAATGTCCTGCCCGTACTCGCCCGCACCGGCGTGGCCCTCGGCCTTTACCTCGTAGCCGGTCACACCGCTGTTCCACACCGTTCTTGCAACTGTCGCTCTGATCATCGTTTCCTCCCGCTTCAATTTTCAAAATCATTCCTCTAAGCAGAGCTCGCCCTTCGGGAGAGCTGCAAGCAGCTCCGGCCCCGGCCGGACTGCGCACTGAGAGGGTCATTCCTTGTTCGGGTTGTTCGCATCCATGGCCCGCTTGGCCGCCTGTGTCGAGAGACTGTTGTTCCCTTCGCCCACCGCAGCGCCCAGGCTGTTGGTGGTGCTGCGGGTCACATTGCTGCTGCCGCTGCCGCCACCCGTGCTGCCCGCCGCCTGCGCAGCCGCTCCTGCCGCCTCGCTCACGTTGGTGCCGTTCTGCTGGTCAATGATGGCCGCCATTTTCTGCATCTGCTGCGCCATCTGCTGGAGCTGCTGGTACAGCGTGCCGTTCTCGCTCACCCGCTGGCGCACCTTCTCAATGCCTTCAAAGTCCATCATGTCCAGCGCCGCCAGGGCCGCGTCGGCGTTGGCCGGCGCAAAGAAGCCCATCTGGTAGCACTCTTTCGCCGTCTCGTTCTGAGAAAGGCGGCTGAAGGTGCTCTTCTTGGCCGCGCTCACCGTGATGTCAAACACCGGCTCATGGTCGCCCAGCTGCACCCCTCCGATCTCGCCGCCCGGCACGGCCCGCAGCTGCGCCGCGCTGAAGGGGGTGTACTCGGTCTGCCCCGTCTCTCCGGTAACGCGGAACACCCGCTGCTCGTCGTAGAACTGGCGCATCAGCTCAATGATCAGGTAACACTCCTTCGCAAAGGAGCGGTACGCGCTTTTCAGCATGTCCCGGCTCAGCTTGCTGCCCGCTTCCTGCAGGGCCGCAATGGCGCTGGCCGCGGTCAGGCCGCTGGTAGTGCCGCCCTGGCTCACGTCCCGGTTGCCGCTGATCTCCTTCAGCTCGTTCACCCGGTCGTCCCGGTAGGTGATGCAGTTGCCGCTCAGCACGCTGGTCTGCAGCGGCATAAAGGTGTCGCTGTTCAGCCGCCCCACCACATGCACGATGTCCCGGCTGAAGTCCGCCAGTTCTTCCTCGCTCACCCCGGCCGAGTCGCTCACCACAAAGCGCAGTTTGCTTGCCAGTTTCACGTTCTCGTCCATGGCGTGGTTCATCTCGTCAATGGCGGTCTGGGTGTCCTTCATCACGTCGATGTACCCAAAGCCCGCCGGGCTGTCCTCTTCCATGAACAGCGGGTCAAACACAAAGGGGTATTTCCCGTGGTCGTAAAAGCCCCGCTCGGCCAGGGCCGGGTCGTTCTCGCTGGCGTACAGCACCACGCCGTTGCAGTACTTGCAGTAGTGCAGCACCGGCGCGCCCTGCAGCCGGGCCTTTTTGTAGTACCAGTCCACCACCACACTCTTGCCGGTGGTGTCGAGCTGATCGTCGTGGATGTACTCGGCCACGTCCAGGCTCTTTCCGGTGTGGCCTTCCAGCTGGGGGTATTTCGCCACCAGCTGCTCGTTGTCCTCCAGGCTCAGGCTGAACAGGTTCGGGCTCTCCTGAATGTCGCTCACGCCAGGGGCCCAGTACAGCATCAGCAGGTTCACACTCTTCACGCTGATGTCGCCAAGGCCCCCTCGCAGCGTCGGGTCCCAGAACACACCCTTCACGCCGGTGCCGGTCTTGAGCTTGCGCCACCAGGTGTCGCTGTACACCTGCTCATAGTCGCACTGCTCCAAAACCACCGGGATGATCTTCGAGAGTGCCTTGGCCGTTTCTTCGTCGTCCGCCGCCCGGGGCAAAACGTTGGGCTCCGGGTAGTTGTCCATGGCGTCGGCGTGCTTGTTGGCAATGCTGCTGAACAGCCATCCGCTGGAGGGCTTGGGCTTGCCCTCCATCATCTTGTTTTCGCAGTTCTTCCAGTGCCCCATGCGGAACCACAGCTCGTTCTCCACGATCCGCTTGTCCAGCGCCGCCTTGCCGGCCTTGTACCGCTGCAGCACCTCTCCCGCCTTTGCGATCTCCTCCGGCCCGATCACCTGCGCCGTGTCCCCGCTGTCCTCCGTGAAGGTGCTGCCGCTCATTGCCTGCAGGCCCGTTCCGGTCATCGGCTCCGGCTGCTGCGTTCCTAGGCCGTTCAGCATCCCGGCCCCCGCCGGGGTGGCAATTCCGCCCCGATCTTCCGGATACAACGTCTTTCTCGGGTCCGGGTACCGCTGCAGCAGCTCCTGCAAAAGTTTCTTTCTGTCCACTCTGTCACTCCTTTTCTTCCCATTCCTCTGAGAAAAGCTCGCCCTTTGGGAGAGCTCCGTTGCAGCGCCGCGCCATCGGACTGCAACGGTGAGAGGGTTACACCCGCATCACTCTGGTGCGG